AAAAATCCATATACATTTTTTGGTATTGGTGTTCCAGAAAATATGGATGATGCACAACAAATTATGAATGGTCATGCTAGAATGGCAATTGATAATTTAGCATTAGCTGGTAATTTAATATTTGATGTTGATGAATCAGCACTAGCATCTAATCAAACTATGGAAGTATTTCCTGGTAAGATTTTTAAAAGACAAGCTGGTGTACCTGGTCAATCAATATATGGATTAAAGTTTCCAAATACTGCAAATGAAAATATGCAGATGTTTGATAAGTTTAGACAACTTGCAGATGAATCTACAGGACTACCATCTTATTCACATGGACAAACAGGTGTTCAATCTATGACAAGAACAGCATCTGGTATGTCAATGTTAATGGGAGCAGCATCATTAAATATTAAAACAGTAATCAAAAATATTGATGACCAATTAATTAAACCTTTAGGTCAAGCAATGTTCCAATGGAATATGCAATTCTATGAAGGTGACTTACCAATACATGGTGACTTAGAAATTAAAGCAACAGGTTCTTCTAGTTTAATGAAGAAAGAAGTTAGAAGTCAAAGACTAACTATGTTCTTACAAACTGTACAGAATCCTGCTATTGCTCCATTTGTAAGAATGTCAGAAGTAATAAAAGAATTAGCTCATTCTTTAGATTTAGACCCAGCAGAAATTATGAATACTAAAGATGAAGCAGAAATATACGCAAAAATAATAGGACAACAAAATGTTAACAAAGGAACTAGCCCACAAGCTCCTATCCCTGGTGAACTCGGAGCAATGGGTGGTAATGCAGGAGTACCTCCAGAAGCTGCAGGAACAGACAGCCCTGGAAATGGCGAAAGCCCAATCGGACCTGGTAATACACCAATGCCAGGGGAGATGGAATTTACTGGACAAGTTGAAGAACCTACCCAGTAATGTAAGAGACATAGTAAAATAATATTAGTGTTGACTAATATAATTAATATTGCTATAATTAAGCAAGGAGTAAAATGAAAAGAATAAAAGCAAAGAAAATGGCTACAGGTGGATTAATGTCAATGCCACCTTTTATTGCAAAACAAGAAGAAGAAAATCAAGGTATAACACCTTATGATGTTAATACTCCTATGTCTGCTAGAAAAGGTTTACCTTCAAGAGCATTAGACAAATCAAGAACAAGATTTAATACAGGTGATGTAGCAACAAAAGAATTTCCAGATTTAAGTGGTGATGGTGAAGTAACACAAAAAGATATTTTGATTGGTAAAGGTGTTATTAAAAAAGCTAAAGGTGGAATGATGCAAAGATTAAAATATGATAAAGGTGAATTATCAACAAAAGAAATTATAGAAATGAAAAAAATGGAACAACTTGAAGCTATGAAAGATTCAGGTTTACCTTTAACTGCTGAACAAGAACAAGCATTAGAATCTTATAAAGCATCTAAAGCAATTAAATCACAAATGGCATTAGGTGGTATGGTTGGAGTTGAAAGAAGTAAGTATGACCAAAGACCAGACTATCAAGCATATGCTGAAGGTGATATGGTAGAAGATGAATCTCTATTAACACCTATGGGTATGGATGAAGAAAATGCAATGGCTGAAACTGATATGGAAATGGAAGCAGAAGCTAGAGCAGAAGATGAAGATATTACTGATGAAGACTTAGAAGGTATGGATGCTATTATTGATACTTCAGCTTTATCAGATGAAGAAGAAAAAATATTAGATGAAGCAGTTGATATGCTTCCAGAATTAGAAGCTATTATTCCTAAATTAGTAGCAACAGAATTTACAGATGATGGAGAAGTAGAAGGACCAGGAACAGGAACTTCAGACTCTATCCCAGCACTTTTATCAGATGGTGAATTTGTATTTACAGCCAAAGCAGTTAAGAATATTGGTGTAGACAAATTAAGAAAAATGATGAAACAAGCAGAAGAATCTTATGATGCTGGTATTCAATCTCAAGCAGATAAGCAAGAGATAGTATAAAGAATTTATAGAGAAAGGTAACTCTATGAATAGACAAGCTACCTTCTAGAAATAGAAGCCCTTGTAGTTTTGTTTTTAACCAAAACACCTACCTTAGCTACCTTCAGTTAAGAAGCCCTAAAGGAGGACATATGAGTAAAAACGAAGAAGGAAGACAAGAAGCCGAAGCAAATCCTTACAACAGAAATAAAGCTTGGCATACAGAAGAAGTAATGCCACAAAAGCTTAACAATGCTGATGAAGGTTTGTTTGTGCCAAACCCTGATAGTAAACAAAGTGAATCAACTGCTACTGCCAAAGGCAACCCAGAAGATTCTACTGAAGATACTTCAGCGACTATGGATAAGGTTCAAGATTCTGCATTAAATGTAGAAGCTAATCCTTATACAAAAGTTGATTATAAGAAAAGATATGACGACCTAAAACGATATTATGATAGGAAGTTAGGTGAATGGAACAATAGAGAAAGTGACCTTAAAGTTCAACTTCAAGAGAACAGACCTAAGTACCAACCACCAAAATCGAAAGAAGAGCTTGAAGCTTTTAAAAACGATTATCCTGACATTTATGGAGTTGTGGAAACTGTATCTCACTTACAATCGCAAAATGAAGTTAAGTCGTTACAAGACGAGTTAGAAAGTTTAAAGAAAGCTAATTCTACTTTACAGCAGAAAGAAGCTGCACTTGAACTTTCAAAGTATCATCCTGACTTTGAAGAAATAAAAGAGTCTGATGATTTTCATAACTGGGCAGACACTCAGCCAATGGAAATTAAAAACTGGATATACGAAAATAATTCTAATGGAGCATTAGCTGCACGAGCAATTGACTTGTATAAGAAGGACCGAGGACTTGGACTTGATAAAAAAACTAAAACTGAGAAGAAACAACCTAATAATCAAGGTGCTGATTTGTTAGTTAAAACTAATGAGCAAACTCAAATTCCTGATTCTAAGGAAGTTCTTTTCAAAAGGTCTGATATTAAAAGATTATCAGATGCTGAGTTTATGAAGTATGAAAAAGATATTTTAAAAGCTCAAAGGGAAGGTAGAATTATAGATTAATTCTATTTTCATTTTTATCAACAACTAAAACAAAAGGAGTAAAATCATGGCTAAATTTGCTGGTGGTTCAACTTATAACTTTGGATTAGGTGTTTCAGGTCAAACTAATGGTTTTTTCATTCCTGAAATCTATTCAAAGAAAGTACAAATAGCTCTAAGAAAAGCTGCAGTAGCAGAAGCAGTATGTAACACAGATTACATGGGAGAAATCTCATCTTTCGGTGATACTGTTAATATTATCAAAGAGCCTCAAATTGCAGTAGCAGACTACACAAGAGGTCTGGCTGTAACATCAACTAACTTAACTGACCAAGAACTTGTTCTAACTGTAGACCAAGCTAAATCTTTTTCATTTAAGATTGATGACTTAGAGAAGAGATTCTCTCATGTCAACTTCCAAGCTATTGCTGCAGACAATGCTGCTTATGCTTTAAGAGATGCTATGGATAGTAATATTCTAGCAGCTATTTCAGCAGGTGGAACTGTAACTACAGGAATGGGAACAACTGGAGCTCCGATTGATATCGGATTTGCTTCTGGTGAAGTTGACCCTTTAAATCAAATGGCATTAGCTGCTAAGGAATTAGATGAAGCTAACGCACCTGAAGATGGAAGATGGTTTGTCGCTGCACCTGAATGGTACAACGCACTTTCTAATTCTTCTTCTAAACTTTTATCAGTAGACTTTAATGCTGGTCAAGGTTCAATCAGAAATGGTTTAGTAGCATCTGGATTACTTAGAGGTTTTTCAATGTACAAATCAAACAAC